TGTTCTAAAGCATTTTGTAATTGCCCCAACGCCTCTTTAGCTTGTTCCGACCAGTCATGTGGTTCTTCATGGGTGTTGTGTGTTTCTATTAATCTTTGTATGTTCATTTTTGTTTAACTCCTATTCCATGTGCCACCTCTACTGCACGAATAATGTACATTAGGTTCGGCATACTACAATCTTCACCTTGCCAGCATTGACCATTACCAAGTATGAATTTAATTTCTTGCTCAAGTAAAGGTATCTTTGGTTCTTTCAATGCTTCTATTTCAGCGTGTTGCTTGCGTAGCATGTTGGCTACCTGCACAAGTGGTTTATTACCATATTCCTGTGATGCTTCATCGCACCATTGAGCTAATTGTTCTGCTGGTAGTTCATTTGCGTTCATAGATAGTCCTCCGCTAATGCCCATAAGCGTTCGTTCATTTGAATTAACGGCGTAGCACCAGTGATGCCTCGTGAGGTCATCTGCCGACCTTTGCGAGTGCGATAAGTGATTCCGCCTTTGACTAGGTTCTCTTGAACTCGGTTCAGGACGTTCCAGAGTGCACCGCCTGAATCCTCATCTCGCCTAGAAACTAATAGGTCTCCTGGTTTAATATTTGAACCTACAATTTTGAGGGCTAATTCACTAGCCTCGCATGCAAACTCATATACCGCGTAACCCATTAGTATTTTCTTTTGAAACTTTTCAATACGCTTTGCGGCTTCTATTGCAGCGTTGATAACCTTTTTTGATTCCTCAATAACTGATTGCTCAGTCACGTCCACGTGGCGTAGCCGAGACCTATAGATATCAGCGGATTTGACGATTAAACCATTCCCGCAAATCAAGCGGAACAGCGCAGCGTCCATGCGTAATGAAGTTGAACCATCGTTAGAATTGACTACTAACACTTCAGGGATTGTGCCGTTAATTTCGTGAGAAAAGTCTTTGTGCCGCAATCTAATAAAATGTTCTACAACACGGGGATCACGGACTCTAGGCTTCATCGAATGTACCTGCGTAACGATGAAGTCATGCTCGGTCATGATGTCCACTACGTCGGTGGTGTGAATGATCTGGTATTTCTGCGAGAGACCCTCGGATTGCAAAGGAGAGACGGCGGCTACGGGTAATTCAAAAGTCATAGTATTTCCTTTATTTAAGCGTTTATAAGGTGAAGCAGTTGAAATTATAGCTCGGATTGCTTCAGGGAGGCAAGGGATATTTTGTGAGGGGAAACCCGTGGCGTGTAAAATGAACTATAATTCAAGGTGCGTGGTTGAGTTCATTTTAGCTTCCTCATCAATACGCCAGCTCCTTCACGAGTCATCCGCTTGGCCACGCAACCAATCGGCTATTGGTGAGGAACCTAAAATGAACTCATTGTTAAACGAACAACAAAAGCGGATCAATTAATGGCTAACAGATTTGGATTTAACCTCGGTGACTACAATACTGAGGAAATTAAAAGTAATGACGGCTTCAAGGATATCGTCCCTGAAAAGATGCGGCATGCTCGGCGATGGTTACTCTGGCGCAGTGAGAAAGATAAAAGTAACAGCAACAAGTCCAGAAAAGTTCCGTATTATGCTGACGGGACATTCCGCCGTGGTACTCTTGACACCCCTGATGATTTAGAACGCCTAGTAACTTATGACAAAGCAGTAGAGATATTAGGTGAAGGTAACTTTACTGGTCTTGGTTTTGCGCTCGGTAAAGATGGTGAGGGATACTGGCAAGGGATTGACCTAGACAATATTACAGAGCACAAGAATGATTCCCTAGCGCAAAGCCTACCAGGATACGTAGAAATGAGTCCGAGTGGTAATGGGGTGCATGCCATTGGTTATGGAGAATACTTCCGCGGTAAGAATCGTTCAGGTGAGTTAGGATGGGAATATTACTCCCGTGCTAAGTTTTTTACCTTTACTGGTAACATGTTTAAAGACGGTGAGATTGTTGATCTGAAGCCGTTCATCAAAAGAAAAATAGACAAAGATATATCAGATGAATCCGCGGAGCGCAAAGGTTCATTGGGGCAACTCATTATTGGACCTGAGCAATTGGAAGATATTGAACGCGCATTGCGTTTTATTGACCCAGATTGCCCTCGTGATGAATGGTTGCAGATATGTTTCTCACTTGCGCGCATACCTGATGGTTATAGATTATTTTACGAATGGTCTAAGCGTTCATCAGGTGCAAAGCATTCCGTAGCGAGTGACGCAGACATTGAGGATCAATGGAATGATGTGTATGCAAACTCCCGTGGCGAGATAACACTCGGAACTTTGTATCATTATGCGTCTAGGAATCCTGAATATTCATCAACCGAGGTAGGAGAAAACCTAGTAAAAGAACTAGGAGTAAATAAAAAGAAGGATCAATTTCTTGAGAAGTTCAAACCAGTACCGCTGAGTTATGATTACCTGCCTGAACCTGACTGGGTTATTGACGGATTTATTGGGGAAGGCGTAACCTTTATTGCGGGTGCGGAAGGTAAAGGTAAATCATCCCTATTGCTCCCCCTCGCGTTACAAGTAGCACACCTAACCGAACCAACGGGATTGACGGTAAAACATCGTAGGCGCGTTCTTTACATTACTGAAGACCATGCGCAAGCCGACCGCATTTGTTACGGTATGCGTTCACATTATTCAAAGTTGGGGCGCGATGATTGGGAGTATTGGATAAAGATTATCCCCGCCTTCCGTATGAATGACGATGAAATTAAGTTCACTGCGGAATACGCAAAAGACTTTACGGTGAATATTGACGGACGGGAGATTCCACCGCTTACGGTATTTGATACTGCGTCCGCTACGTTCGTGCTTGAAAATGAAAACGACAATAGCGAAGCCAGCCGCCTAATGAGCGTAATTAACAATGAGTTCTTTTACCGTAACTATATGCCAGTCTGGATTAGTGGGCATACCTCAAAGACTTTGAGTAGGACCAGTGCGGTAGAGGAATTGAGTGCGAGGGGCGCGTCGGCTTGGGGCGGTAACGCTACGGGTACAGCCTTTATATTTGAAGACGAGAATATTGAGGGACGCATACTCGCTACAAAAAAGAAAAGATTCAGCGAGACGATTCAGGAAGTGCGAGCCGTATTACGCCACCACACCACGCAATCAAAGAACCGTTATGGGGATATTAACGAGTCATCTCCATACTATTCAGTTGAGTTAGTCAGTTCCAGTAAGAAGGAGCGCGAAGTAGTTAATGCTGAGAATAAAGCGGACGATGCAGCTCGCCGAATAATCAAGTTCATCAACACTCAGATTCAAGACCTAGGACGATGCACTTACGGGGAAATAACAGACTCAAAAGTGGCGGGAGACAAGAGTAATATTCCACATATATTTTCAACCATGATTGACCGCGGAATGGTAGAAAGAATTGTGCCGACTCCTGAACAATGTAAGGAATTTGGTATACATAGAAACGCCAGATTGGTCAGAACCCTTGGTAACTGGGCTTACCATGATTAAACTTAACTTGCCTGAACCTGCCTGCACTTACCTGAACTGCTTCAGGCGAGTTCTAAACCTAATGGGTTATAGTTTTGTTGCTACTTTTGGGTTTTACTTACCTGAAGTAAAAACCACAGCGCAATTACCATTCAGGAACTCCCCTGGAATCGCATTCATGCGTTCCAGTGGTGAGGCATGTATCTGTTGGGTTCTAACTCGCCTGCCTGCCTGTTGTTCTAGAGATCAGGCGAGTACTTTTGTTGGAGTATGAAATGACTAAATTTGAGTTTGAAAGTAATGATGGTTCAGAGTGGACTGAGGAAGAAAAAATAAGAGCAATTGCTCGGCATCAAACAATGGAAAAGTTGGCTAATGAAAGATTTAGAAAAGCAAGGGAAGAGTTGTTGATGAAGTTGATATTCAAATCAAATGATGACGGTGCACCTTTACTGGGGGATAAATAATGGAAATTAGTTTGAGTATTGCTGAGTTGTTCCTGCTCGCTTGGGCAATTTCTGCCTCGGCTTTTGCGGTATGGTGTCAGTTTGAGGTCAGGAAGTCCGTAATAATGCTGGTGATGACGACTGGTGTTTTGCGTGACATTGCTGAGGGAAAAGCGCGGGTAGAAATGAAGGATGAACAGATCATTATTGAGCGAATTTTGCCTTTGCGTAAAAATGAGGGATAATTCTCAGAAATCAATCGGGTAGGAACTGTATATGGCTACGAAAAATCAAAAGATTGCAGAGAGTATGAAGGGCAATGAAAACGGCGTAAAAAGGGGAGCTTTTGTAGCGCTCCTGCGGAGGAAGCTAGTTCAAGATCCTAAGAAATTAGAACGCATTGCTGAGGCTTTGTTCAAATTAGCGGAGGAAGGAGACATGGCTGCAATCAAGGAGCTAGCCTCCCGCCTAGACGGAACGCCGACTCAAAGTATTGAGATGAGCGGTCCTGACGGAGACCCAATTCAAGTAGAACAAGCAGGTACATTCGCTAAAGAGCTTATGGCAAAAATCCTAGAGGCTAAACAGAAAGAGGCAGACAATTGAGCAATGATAATTATCACCCAGATGGGTTTGTCCCGATGCAGAATGCTTCAGTTGACGGATTTAACACTATGCCGAAGAACAAATTGATAGAGGACATCGCCGCGCTTGAGCGTGGGTTGGCGTTCATGCATGATTTGAAAGAAGAAAAGACAATCAAGACTAAGCCAATGTCGTTCACTGAGGCAGAAGAATTGATTGCCGCGAATCAAGGATTGACTTTTGCTGCAATCCGCGCTGTTGAGCGGTTCCACGGAATATCATGAGCAATTTGAGCGAACTGAGTTTAGAGGACGCAATCATCAAGATGAGAGATTCGATTGGTGGTGAGCGTATCAACATCAAGCCGACCACGCTTTGGGTATATCCTCCGTATTTGAAGTCTGCGTTACGCATACTGGGTTTGATTAAGCATCCTATTCAGCGTTCCGCTAGCTTGCGTAAAAAGAAACGTAACCTCTACTGGAGGCAGTCGGTATGAGCACATGCGCTAACTGCGGAGGATTGATCCCACTGCAAGGTTTGATGACGGGAGTGACGCTGCCGTTTTGTCGGTGTGAGAATCCGAAGCGATTCAGGGACAATATGCGTCCTATGTCGTTCGCTGATATTCAAGAATTGTTTGACATACCGCTCTCAGCGGAGGATGAGTTCTCGACTCAAGCTCTTGAGTTCGTCCGCAAGGTAGAAAAGTTCCACGGCATCGGATGAACATTGCTGAGATTGTCAAGCGGGAACTCTCAAAGCCCAATCCGCTAGATGCCCTGCCCGCACCGCACAGAGCAGCGATGCTCAAACGGATGCAGTGGCTCGCTGTGGCAGGTAACCATCAAATAGAACCCACAGGGGATTGGTGGTCAATCTGGTTGCTGCTCGCGGGGCGCGGCGCAGGGAAGACCCGAACCGCAGCTGAGGAGTGTTGGTGGACAGCATGGGATCAGCCGAACATTCGTTACCTTGTCTCCGCGCCCACGTCTGCCGACGTTAGGGATACGTGCTTTGAGGGTGAGTCGGGAATCCTGAACGTCATCCCGCATGAGATCATCGCGCCCAACGGATACAAGTCATCGCTCAACGAGTTGACCCTGATTAACGGCTCGCTCATCAAAGGTATTCCCGCCAGTGAGCCTGGACGCTTCCGTGGTCCGCAGTTTCATCACGGTTGGCTGGACGAGTTAGCAGCATGGGACTACCTTGACGAGTCGTGGGACATGATTCAGTTCGGTATGCGCCTAGGACAACATCCTAAGTTGATCTGCACGACTACTCCAAAGCCAAAGCCATTGATCGTTGACCTCGTAGCTCGTGACGGTGATGACGTTGCTTACGTGTCAGCAAGCACATACGACAACATTGACAACCTCGCACCGACGTTCAAGAAGCAGATCCTCCAATACGAAGGAACAACGCTGGGACGTCAAGAGCTATACGCCGAGTTGATTGACCCTGAGGAGTCAGGCATCATCAAACGTCAGTGGTTCAAACTCTGGCCAGCTGACCGCCCATTGCCTCAGTTCCAGTACGTAGTGCAGAGTTATGACTGCGCAACGAGCGACAAGACCGCGAACGACCCGACTGCTTGCGTAGTACTCGGCATCTTTAAGCCGTCACCAGACAAGCCGATGTCCGCCATGGTCATTGACTGCTGGACCGAGCACATGCAGTATCCCGACTTGAGACCGAGAGTCGTTGAGGAGTATGGCTCAATCTACGGCGATGATGACGAGTGGGGTAACGGGAAGAAGGTGGATCTAGTTTTGATCGAGGACAAGTCCGCAGGCATCTCACTCATTCAAGACTTACAACGCGCTGGGCTGCCAGTCCGTGCTTACAATCCTGGACATGCCGACAAGACTCAGCGACTCAACATCGTCTCGCCAATCATTGCTCGTGGATTGGTCTACCTGCCCGAGAGTGAAACAAAGGCGAAGGTGCATAGGACTTGGTGTGATCCACTCGTCAATCAACTCTGCGCATTCCCTGAGGTGAGGCATGATGACCTCGTTGACGCTACGTCACAGGCTCTGCGCTACCTGCGGGATGCGGGCTTCCTCACTACTGACTACGTACCTGACAACTCAGATATGTACGTTGATGAGACCCAACCGCGCAGAATCAACCCATACTCTGTTTAATCAGTTATAATTTGCAGAAATCCCTTTAGGTCAATCTCATGGATAATGATCCGTCCTCATCAGTAAACGTCACAGGCATAACTGACGCCCAGCTCGCAGCAATGCAGCAGGCTGGCTTGCTAGGTGGTCAAAGCGGATTGGGTGTTCCAGCCCCTAGCGTTGATGAGATGCAATACGCTACTCAAGTAGCTTCTCCTCAGTATCAAACCAATTACCCTACTCCCGCGCCCAGCCCTTCGGTTTTGGATTCATTACCGACTCTTGATGAGGCGAGTAATTACCTCGCTAATCTTCCCGCTCAAGCGCAACGCCTTTTGACCAATCCCGCTGCATTTACAGAAATGCTAACGGGTAAAAACCCATTACCGGAGCAGACTGGCTTTGCAGCCTCGGCTACTGGCTTGCCGCCTCAGAACCCGAACTCATTGTTCACTCCTGCGGGCATGGCGTACAACAAAGGTTATGAATCTGGCGAACCTGTTTCAATCGCGGCGATGGGCGTGCCTGCCCTCGCGCCCGCTGGTCGCTTCCTCGGTCAAGCCGCTGGTGAGCGTATTATGGCGGGTCAAAGTTTGATCCCAGGAGTTCCCGCTGACCTCGTAAATCCGCAGATCCTTTCCGCCGTCAAGAACAAAGGTGGTAATTGGATTGATAGCTCATTAAGTGCTTTTGATCAATTTAAAAAACCAATACGAGAAGAAAGCTACCTCAATCAAATAAGAAATGACATACTTGATGGGGTTCAACAACCTGAATCTTTACAAACTGCTCTAAGAGGTAATGCTCAAAATGGAGTAATCAACAACTGGATCGACTCTAAACTCAAGAAGTATGTTAAGAATGAAATGGGTACACCAACTGACCCCGTACGTGAGTTGGCAGACCAAGGAATCACTCATCTACAAAATATAGAAGGTATTAATCCTAATTACGCGCCCTCAATGGAGGATGTAAAAGTTCAACGCGCTGCTGCTAATATGCCGTTACAAGGTTTTGCTAGCGCCCCCCTCGGTAAGCATTGGGAGAATCTGACAGACCAAGCAATTCGAAACAGAAGTGCAGGTATGCGCGTTAAACAGGGTGAAAGTGCAACAGCCTTTCCTCAAATGAAAAGAGCATTAGAAGAGAATCCGTGGTTAAAAACAGTTGAGCCGACTACTCCTGTACATGATGCCAATGGATTTGTTAATGATTTAGAGTTTAGGCATTTGATTGACGAACTCAAGAATTCAATCAGTCATAACTCTGATTTGCCCGCTCATTTACGCCTCAAACCTGAGACACTTGATAAGATGACCGTGCCGCATGCCGTCAAGCATGTAGCAAAGATCAATAAGTACCGCGCTGATCAGATGGAGAAAGCTGCAAAAGAGGGTCTCAAAGACTTTCCTGTAGTGCATGAGGGTGACAAAGGATTCAAGATTCATGAATTGAAGATGCCTAATGCTTCTCTTGAATTACCCCACGGATTAAAAGTAATTGACGCTGGAGATGGGTTACTTGGAATTGGAACCCAAGATGGTACTGAGATAATGCACTCACCATACGCTAAAACGCCAGAAAATCTTATATATAAATATAACTCAAATTTAGCACGTAATAAGCTAGACAAGGCTCTCAAAAATGAAGGTGAACAAATGGGTCACTGCGTCGGTGGTTATACTGATTCAGTTGCCAGTGGTGAATCTCGCATATTCTCATTACGTGATGACAAGGGTGGAGCACATGCCACTGTAGAAGCGACTCCGAGGCGGCTGACTTACACCCCTGCCTTAATACCTGATGAAGTCAAAACAAAGATTGATAAAAAAGCTCATGACGAAACAGTCAAAGCAGGTTACCCAAAAGACTCTATGGGTTGGCTTCATCATTACACTGGCGTACAGATTCAAGAAGGTGAGAAGTACTTCAAGAATAACCCCATGCTCAACATCGAGCAGATTAAAGGTAAAGGCAACAAAGCAGTCTCCGATAAATATCGCACCTACATCAAAGACTGGCTCAATAAAGAAGAAGATAAGATTGGCCATGCTGAAGACTTAGATAACATCGGAGTAATGGACCTCAAGAACGGTTTATTACCACGTCGTGGAAAGATGGACCCAAAGATTGTCAAAGCTCTTGAGTCAGGTGAGTTAAAGCGGTTCGCCTCTGATGATGAAATCAAACACATCATGACGCGCCCCGAGGTCAAGGAGCAAAAGATGCTCCAGGGATTCTACCGCGGATACGCAGGTGAAGGTGCTCATCCTGAGGGAACTACTTTTGTTTCCCCGCAGAAAGCAGTAGCCGATTACTACGCTCAAAAGCGAGCAGGGCAAACTGGCTTGGCTCCGCATGCTGAAATGGTATTGGCGGATCCGTTCGCTGGTGTTAAGTATGGGCATGCCACTGCGGGTACAGGTGCTCAACCGAACCTCATAACTCAGGCTCGTAACTTGACTCCTGAGCAGGTCGTGGGTCGTACTCAGCTTTACAAAAAAGGCGGGCATGTCAAAATGAATGAAGGCGGTACGCCACCCGCCTTAACTCCCGCTCAAATGCGAGAAGAGCTATTCGCAAAAAGTAGAGTTGACGAAGCCGAACGCAAAGCCAATGAGCCACGCACTCTTGAACAACGTATGATTGACCAAGGTCGATTGCCAGCAAAAAGCGGTTCAGGTGGCTCTGGCGGAGACGGTTTACTCAGAAATGAAATTAGCGCAAAGAATCCAGTTTACAAAAGTGGTGGATCAGTTAAAATTCCATCAATGGACGAAATGCGCCTCACAATACTTAGGAATAAATAATGGCTCAAATGCCCATCCCGCAGGAATACGAACGTCACATAGCCCCTTTAAGCGGTGAGCCTGCTTCTCAAGATGATGAGGATTCTATATTTGACATTCCAGAAGAAGAGTCCGAGGTAGAAGAGCAGGAAGACGGCTCAGCTATTGTACGCTTGACTACTAAAGGACCAGATGAGTCCCCAGACTTTTATGAGAACCTCGCTGACACTCTTGACTCATGGGACACGGCGAGCCTAGGATTAAAGTATCTTGACTTGATCGAGAAAGATAAAGAAGCACGGGAAGACCGAGACAAGCAGTATGAAGAAGGACTGCGCCGCACTGGCTTAGGGCATGATGCTCCTGGTGGTGCTCAGTTTCAAGGTGCTAGTAAGGTCGTTCACCCAGTCATGGCGGAGTCCTGTGTTGACTTCTCGGCTCGGGCGATTAAGGAATTATTTCCACCTGACGGACCAGTACGTACAAAGATTATTGGCGAAGCTAGCGAGCAAAAAGTCTCTAAAGCAGAGCGCAAGCGTGATTATATGAATTGGCAACTTACTGAGCAGATTCCTGAGTTTAGAGATGAGGAAGAACAATTAACCTCACAACTCCCACTCGGGGGTAGTCAGTACCTCAAGATGTGGCACGATGCCCAGCAACGTCGCCCACGCGCTGAGTTCGTCCCGATTGATAATATCTACCTTCCGTTCGCCGCTGGTAACTTTTACACTGCCCAACGCGTAACCGAGGTGCAAGACATAACTCAAGAGGAATATGAGTTACGTGTTTCATCTGGTCTTTACATTGACACAGACATCTTCCGTGCCTCTCAAGAGCCAGAAGAAAGCAAAGCTGAAAAAGCAAACAATAAGATTGAAGGTCGTAAGTCTCAAGCTGACAACATTGACGGTATCCGTCGTGTTTACCATATTGCGACATGGTTAGAATTAGAAGCCGACGAGTTCAGTAAAGGTGAACGTGCTCCGTACATCATGATGATTGATGAGAACGAGCGTACTGTAGTTGGACTCTATCGAAATTGGGAGGATGGTGATGATACCCTCAGTAAGTTGGACTGGATTATTGAGTTTAAATTCATACCTTGGCGTGGTGCTTATGCTATTGGCTTACCTCATCTTATTGGTGGGTTATCTGCTGCTCTTACTGGTGCATTACGCGCTCTGCTCGACTCCGCGCACATCAACACCGCCCCCACAATGCTTAAACTTAAAGGTGCGAAGATCTCAGGTCAATCTACAGTCATCGAACCTACGCAAGTATCTGAGATTGAAGGCGCGCCAGGAGTAGATGACATTCGTAAGATTGCAATGCCTGTACCTTTCAATCAACCTAGTCCTGTTTTATTTCAATTACTAGGTTGGTTAGATGCCGCTGCAAAAGGTGTAGTCTCCACGAGTGAAGAAAAAATTGCTGACGCAAGTAATACTATGCCTGTCGGTACTGCCCAAGCCCTGATTGAGCAAGGTTCAGTAGTGTTTAGCTCGGTACATGCTAGACTGCACGAATCACAGAAAAAAGTTTTGATGATACTCGCTCGTCTTAACCGCTGGTACATGGATGAGTATTCCAAGAATGACATGGCTCAAGAACTCGGAGTCACTAAAGATGATTTTGAGCGCAATACTGACGTCATTCCTGTTTCTGACCCGCACATCTTTGCTGAGTCACAACGCTATGCGCAGATTCAAACCCTCGCAGCTCGCGCTCAGACTAATCCTGATTTGTACAACCGTTTAGAAGTTGAGAAGCGAATCCTCAAACAGATCAAGATTCCTGACGTGAATGGGGTATTACCTGATCCACATGAAGTAGAAGACATGAACCCAGCGTTAGAGAATGTATCTATGACCCTCGGTAAACCCGTTGGGGCTTTTCCGTCTCAAGATCACATAGCTCACTTTCTAACGCATTTGAGTTACGCTCAAGATCCGATCTTTGGTTCTAACCCCATTGTAGCCCCTATATTTATTCCAGCCTGCCTAGAGCATTTGAAGCAGCATTTGACGCTATGGTACCTCAAGCAGTGTGACGGATATACTAGTGCTGCCCTCGGTAAGCCTTTTGACGTGCTTAAAGTTCAACCGATTATTGCTGAGGCTCAAAAATTACTAGCAGCTTCCACTCAGCATGTGCATCAAGACTCTAAACAAAATCTGGCTGACGTAGCTACGGGTATTCAGCAGATGGTTCAGATGCTTAAATCATTACAGCAACAAACTCCAGTGGATCCTAACGTCATGGCGCAGGTTAAGGCTCTGACTGATACGTCGATGGCAGAAACTCAACGTAAAGCAGCCGAAGACAATGCTGATTTAAAATTACGTGAACAGAAACAAATGCAAGATGCTCAAGAGAAAGAGTTCTCACTCGTAAGTAATCAGCAAATTGAAGCTGCTAAAATTGAAAATAGTGCAAACACTTTGACAATCGAAAAACAATTTGAAGCTAAGCAGGCAGAAGCTGACCGTAATCATCAAATGCAACTTGCAGCTCAGCAACACTTACAACAAACGCAACAAGCAGAACAAGCAGCCCAACAGGCATCAATTCAAAATCAAGCAGTAGCTCAACAAGAAGCACCTCAACCTCAAGGAGAATCAAATGTCTGAAGCAATCAACGCCCATAAAAAGATGGCTATGGGAATCACAGAAGGTAACGTAATGAAAAAAGGCGGTAAAGTAAAGAAGTACGCTAATGGTGGCGCGGTAGCTGAATCTAAAGTGGCAAACTTGCCAGCTAAAGGTAGCCCGCTCAAACCAAACATGCTCGCAGGTAAAGCACGCATCGCTACAATGAAAAAAGGCGGCGCAGCACGTGGGCGTTAATATCGGCGACTTAATCGGCTTGATAAAGAATCGGCGACTTGAAATCGCCCTTTCTCTTGCTGATGGTGGAGCAATCAATATAGAAAGCTATCATCGTTTAGTTGGTCAGAATATGGGACTTGGTGAAGTCTTGATTATGATCGATCAACTAATGCAAGAATCAGAAAAGGATTTGTAGTACAACCCGCGCCGTATGGCGCTTTTAATAGGAGAGTCGCATGACTTTTGATGTAGAGCAGACGTTAGATGAAGCATTCCCTCAAGTTGATCCCATGATCAAACCTCTAGGGGCACGTATATTAGTTCAATTACGCGCCGTCAAAGAGAAAATGTCCAGTGCTGGAATCCTCCTGCCTGAAGAAACCAAAGAAACTGAAAAGTGGAACACCCAAGTCGGCAAGGTATTAGCCGTGGGACCAATCGCATTTAAAAAACGCGACAGTAATGAAGACTGGCCAGAAGGTGCATGGTGCGAAGTCGGTGATTATGTCCGTGTTATTAAGTGGGGCGGGGACAGATGGGAAGTAGACTACACGGATGAAAATGGTCTAAAGGGTAAAGCACTGTTTACGTTCTTTAATGATTATGAACTAATCGGCAAGATAACGGGAGATCCCCGAGCTATCAAAGCCTTCATTTAAGTTTTGAAAGGAAAACTAGTATGAATCCAACTGATAAGATGGAAGCGCAATTAGCGGTAGAAGAATTACAAGACGGTGGCGCAGCGGTATTGCTACCTGAAGGAGAAGACAATCCGCAAGACGTAAAAGCGGATGATCATCAAAATGATGACGCTAATGATGGCGATAATTCTGCCGATGCTGAAGAACGAGAGAAAATTCGTGAAGCACGTCGGGAAGAACGTCGTCTAAAGAAGCAACTTCACAGGGAAAAAGCAAAAGAATCCAGCTCTCTGATTAATGCACTAAAAAAGCAGAATGAAGCCCTCGCCAATCGCCTTGCGGCTGTTGAAAAGAAGACTTCAGGAGCAGAATTAGCACGGATTGATAAAGCGATTGATGACGCAGGAGTTCAAGTAGAGTACGCAAAAATGAAACTTACCGAGGCAGTCGGTCAAAATGACGGTCAAGGCGTAACACGTGCTCAAGAACTGTGGTATGAAGCCAAGCGCAAACTAGAATCCCTAGAAAACGTAAAGGCAAATGCTACTCGTCAGATGACTCAACCCCAGCAGCAGAATATTCAAGTGCCTGACCCTATGGTGCAAAAGATGGCAGCTGATTGGATGGAAGATAATCCATGGTACGACCCGCACGGTAATAACGAAGAATCCCAAATGGCTCAAATCATTGACAAAAAATTGACAGATGAAGGATATGACCCTTCAACTGAAGATTACTGGGATGAATTAAGTGACCGTATGGCTCGTTACGTTCCTAAACAAAGTCAAGCTGCAAAGCAAACTGCACGTCCACGTTCAGTAATGACTAGTTCAGGCAGGGAGTCTACTGCGACTACAAAATCCAATGAGTTCAGGATTAGTCCAGAGCGTGTTGCAGCAATGAAAGAGGCAGGTGCTTGGGATAATCCTGAGGCTCGCCAAAAAATGATCAAGCGTTTTGCTGATTATGACCGTCAACAAAAGAATAGAGGTTAATTATGACTGACAATCGTTTAAAAAAGAATACAACCGCAGGTCGTGAGAGTCGCGGTGGTGATGATACACGTGCTAACCCTGCTGACTCGATGGCATCTTCAGAAGAACGTCGCCGTATGTTCCGTTCTGAGTGGTTTCAAGAAGCGTTACCGACGCTCCCTGAGATTCCTGGATTTCACACATGCTGGCTTTCAACTACTAACCAGTATGATCCAATTCATAAGCGTTTAAGAATGGGTTACACTCCAGTTACTCCAGAAGATTTGCCAGCTGGGTATGATCATCTCAAAATCAAATCTGGTGAGCATGAAGGCTTTATCGCTGTTAATGAAATGCTTGCTTATAAGATTCCTCTTGAGGTCTATCAAGACATTATGCGTGAAATGCACCATGATGCCCCAATGGATGAGCAAACAAAGATCAAAGTTCAACAGGAACAACTCCTCAACGCTAAGGATTCCAACGGAAAACGCCTTGGTCAAATTGAAGGAGATGGTATGGAATTTGACCTCAGCCGTCAAGCTCCATTGTTTGAGTAATTGAGTAGATTTTGGGGTAGTTAAAAATAAAATTTTAACTATTCCAAAATTGAGCTATAATTCTTTCAAATTCAAGTTGCTTCACGCAGCTTAGTCTAAATTAGAAGTAGATGCACCCTTAAAATCGCGCTAAATGTGATTTTGCCAAGTCGGCTTTGAACAAAGCTAAAAACCAAAATCCTATTAACCGCTTTAAGGAGCAAACTATGTCAGCTATTTCCGCTCCATTTGGCTTGCGCCCTGCATTCTTTCCAACAGGCTTGGAACGTGCACAGGCATTAGCAAATGGTATCCCATCGGGCTACGCTTCAAACATTTTGAAGGGTCAACCCGTCGAGTATTACGCAAACAATGGTGTTATTCAGCCTGTAACTTCTACCGAAGCATTCTCTGGTTCATTCCAAGGTGTTGAGTGGACAGATACAACTGGTCGCCGTCGTGTTTCTAACTATTGGCCAGCAAGCACTGCCGCTATTGCAGGTAGCATCATCGCTTACTTCTACAACGACCAACAAATCGTTTATGAAATTCAAGCTGATGGCTCTATGGCTCAGACCTCAGTTGGTAATGAGTATAACTTTACCAATCTCACCGCTGGTTCTACAACTACTGGTTTGTCCCAATGTACCCTTGGCTCTGCTTCTGCAGTAGGCTCAGGTAACAATGGCCAAATGCGTGTTGTTGATTTGGCTCCCTATGTTGATAATGCTTGGGGTGATGCGTATACAATCGTTCGTATACAAATCTCTAAACCTCAGTTTATCGCTGTTTCTAACGCTATCTAAGGAGGACTGAACTATGGCAGCCCCGATGCGCAGTACGGACTTCCGTTCAATAGTTGAGCCAATCCTCAACGAAGCATTTGACGGAGTTTATGATCAACGTGCCGATGAATGGTCCACAGTTTTCCGTGAACAAGCAGGCATTCCACGTAACTACCACGAAGAACCAGTATTGTACGGTTTTGGTGCAGCTCCTCAGTTACCTGATGGCAGCCCAGTAACCTATCAACAAGGTGGTGTGTTATTCTTGCAACGCTATGTTTACCAAGTATTCGGTTTGGCATTCGCTTTGACTAAGGTTTTAGTTGAAGACGGAGACCACATCCGTATTGGTCAAGTATATGCTAAGCACTTGGCACAGTCCCTCGTTGAAACTAAGGAACTCCTCTGTGCGAACATTTTGAACCGCGCGTTCAATAGTTCATACACTGGTGGTGACGGCGTTGCATTGAGTTCTTCTGCTCACCCAATCGTTAACGGCACATTTAGCAACTTGCTAGGTACTGCTGCTAACTTATCCCAGACTTCACTTGAACAGATGTTGATTCAGGTTCGTCAAGCTGTTGACAACAACGGTAAGAAGATCCGCCTACAACCATTGAAATTGGTTGTGGCTCCTGGTAACGTGTTTCAAGCCGAAGTGTTGTTGAAGTCAGTGCTACGTACTGGTACAGCAAACAATGACATCAACCCAATTAAATCAATTGGATTGTTGCCAGAAGGTGCTTCAGTAATTAGCCGTTTGACTTCTGCTACTAACTGGTGGGTTCAAACTGATGCCCCAGAAGGTATGAAGTTAATGATGCGTCGTGCTCTTGAGAAAACCATGGAAGGCGATTTCGAAACCGACTCCATGCGTTACAAGGCAACCGAGCGTTATTGGCCAAGCTGGACAGACCCACGTGCTATGTACGGCACACCTGGAGTCTAATGTAACACAGGGGCTGGGTCAAAAGCCTAGCCCCTTTTCTTTTAATGTAATATGTCTAAGCTTTTCAAGGAGAAAGACACATGCCACAATTTAGTGATGACCTATTTCTAGGTTCCGCGCCCACCTTTATGGGCACTGCAAAAAATGCGACCGCTTCTGTAGTTACTGGTTCTGTAACTGGTACAGTGTTGACTGTAACCGCGTTACAATCTGGTGACCCATTGACCGTTGGTCAATATGTTACTGGTACTGGTATTACTGCTGGTTCTTATATTACCTCTTTCGCGACTGGTTCAGGTACAACTGGCACTTATAATTTAAGCGCCTCTTCATCTGCTACTGGTTCTATTACTGTAACTGCTTCTGGCAATTACTTCCTAGGCGATCCAGCTCCAATGTCCCTCGGCGTTGGTCCTCTCGGTCGTATTTATATTTGGGACGTTATTCCTGAAGCTAAACAAGTTGCAAACATTTCTGCAGCTGTTATTTATGCTGCCGCTGGTTCTGCTACTTTGGCAGCTAGTACAAGCACTCAATCTGTAGTACGTACTGACGGTACAACTGTAATCCAATTGGATTGCCCACGTGCCGTAAGCGTAACTACTGGTTCAGGTAGCCCAGCTAGTGCAAACTTCACCGTGTCTGGTTATGACTACTATGGTCAAGCTATGACTGAAGTTATCGCGTCTGGCACTGTTGCTTCTACAACCACTCCTGGTAAAAAAGCGTTCTATCAGATTTCTTCTATCTCCGTTAGCGCTGGTACTACCGTTGCTGTGTCAGTAGGTACTACTGATGTACTCGGTTGCCCTATCCGCTTTACTGACGCTGGCTACATTATCAGCGCTGGTTGGGCTAGTGCATTAGCTGAAGATACTGGAACTGCAACTGTTGCTGATATGACTAACCCAGCTACTTCGACTACTGGTGACGTTCGTGGAACTTACACTCCTTCAAGCGCGACTAACGGTGTTCGTCGTTTAGTATGTTCATTGGCTGTACCTGCGATCGCGGTTGGTCCAAACGCTACTCGCCTCGGTGCACTCGGTGTAAACCAAGCCTAATAGGAGATAAAACACCATGGCAACTAGTAAATTTATCCGTGAACCAAAAAGGTTCACAACCGAGCCTTCAGTTGATGAAGTTGGCGACGGTATGAAGCGCGGCGGTCATGCTAAAAAGCATGCCAAAGGCGGTCATATTCGTAACGAAGAAGCTGAAATCAAGCGCGTTGAAAAAGAACTCAAGCATCATGAACATGAAAAGGCTTCTAAAGCCCATCATGGTTTAAAAGCTGGTGGTCGCGCTCCAAAAGCTGGTCCAGATGTAATGGGCGGTCTAGCTGGTGGGATTGAAGCTACTCGTCGTAATCCTAAGCATATGACCGAAGGTATTGAAGGTCCAGGATACAAACACGGCGGTAAGGTTCACCACATTTCTGGTCATCCTGTAGGCTCACATGAGCATCACAAAGCTATGGCTAAGCATCACGCTGCTAAGCACAAAGAAGGCGGTTCTGCGCATCACAAAAAGATGCATGAACATCACAAGCATGAAGCCAAAATGTGCATGGGTGGTAAGATGCATAAGAAAGATGGCGGAGCAGCTATTGATCGTTTTGAAACCAAAACTACTTTGAAGCCAAAGATTGACATCAAAGACAAAGTACATCAAGCTAAGCAGACTAAATCTTTCCACACCAAAACTGAAGGTGTTGAAGGAGTAGGCTATAAGCGCGGTGGACATTTGAAAAAGTTTGCTAAAGGCGGCTTGGCTACTGCTAAAGAGTATATCTCTAAGATCAACGATGGTTCAAAAATGCCTACAAAGAAATCAGGCACTGGCGAAATCAAAGAAAGTCCAGCAGGTTACAAGCATGGCGGACATGTTGCTCATCACTCCAAAAGCAAGCACGAACATGCTGGACACAAATCCATGCACGAACATGCTGCTAAACACCACGCCCACGGTGGACATGTTTCCCACAAGGAACACATGGCGCACGGTGGCAAGGCTCACAAGGCTACTGGTGGTAAAGCTAAGAAGTGTAACTGGTAAGAATTAGCGGGGGTTCGCCCCTGCTTTCTTTAATTTGGAGAATAAAATATGAGTAACAATATTGTTGCTTCAGTTACGCGTAGTGGAGCATACGAACCTTTTGATTTACAAGTTTCTCGCGGTCAAATTTCTGGGCATAGCCTAGTAAGTATTTTTGGCTTTAATGCATTGATTACTTTGTCTAATGCCCCGACAACCGCACCGATTCCAATGTGGGAAAACGCTACAGCGTATACATTCCCATCATCTGCTGCCGCATTAACTGTTGTTAGTACGTCTACATCTGATAACACCTTAGCGTCTGTTTTAATTACTGGACTTGATGCAAGTTACAATGTTATTTCAGAAACATTGTTTTTAAACGGCACAACAGCGGTTACGTCAGTAAATAGTTATTTTAGAGTAAACGGCGTATCGTTAGTTTCAGCAGGTACAGGTCAAGTAACCAACATTGGAACGATTACTTTTAAACAAAGTACCAATATTGTTGCTCAAATCAACCCTAAAGTTGGTAAAAATCAAAACAGTATTTATACAGTTCCAAACGGATATACTTTTTATTTAGAACTTGTTGAAGTAAACAGCGACAACACATTAGGTAGCGGTAACGGTATGTACTATAACGTACAGCAAATCAACAATGGCGTGCAGCAGAATCTTTTAACACAAGGCTTTAGTTCTGTTTATGTTATTGATAGGCATTTTGCACCGATTCCTTTTGCACAAAAAACTGATATTCAATGGCAAATTGCTACAACTAGTTCAAGTGCTATTTTATCGGGTGCGATCATTATTGGTAAGTTAATTCAAAATAATACTAACTTGACCCAGCCTGGATTCTAATATGCCATTAATCAAATCAAAATCTAAAGTTGCATTTGGTAAGAATGTTGCTACTGAAATTAAAGCGGGTAAACCGCAGAAACAAGCAGTGGCAATTGCTTACTCAGAAAAACGCGCGGCAAAAAAGACAGGCGGAGTATTAACTACAAAAACTCGTAAATCATTGCCTAAATCTGAATTTGGTTTACCAGGAGAGCGTAAATATCCAATGCCTGATCGCGCTCATGCGGGTAATGCAAAAGCTAGAGCAAGTCAAGAAGTTAAAGCTGGAAAATTGTCTAAATCAAGTGAAGCTAAAATTGATGCTAAGGCGAATAAAATACTTGCTAAAAAGACTGGCGGAAAGATTACCAAGATAGCGGGGTGGTAGATGACTACCTCAGGTACTGTCGGTCAAACTATCATTAGTGTTCAGGACTTAATTGACCATGGTGCTCGTCGCGCAGGAAAACTAGCAGAAGAACTTACGAATGAACAGGTAAATGCAGCGAAAGATAGTTTATATTATCTTTTATCTAGCCTTACTAACTGGGGTATTAATTACTGGGCAATTAATAAGTATGTTACGGGGCTAATCCCAGATCAGGCTTATTATACTTTACCAGTTGGAACTGTGGATGTCCTAAATGCAAATTATAGAACTACTACAAATATTACTTCTGGAGCTTATAGTACTTCAGGGACTGTTGCTAATGCATTTGATGGTGTTGGACAAAGTATCTGTCAACTCACCACAAACACAGGCGCTATTGGTATCAACAATGGTTCAGGCAATCCTGTTTATATTAACACTGTAGGTATTTTATGTGCAGTTACAGGGTCGGTAACCATTCAGATTCAAGCTTCAGTAGATGGATCTACTTGGACTTCAGTAGCATCTCCTGGAGCTATTAATTGGGTAGTGGGTACGTGGTTATATTATGACCTGCCTACTACTGAGACTCAACCTTATTGGCGTATTCAACAGATCTCTGGTGTGAATATGGGTGTAAATCAGGTGCAATTTGGTACAATGCCTATTGCAATACCGATGGCTCGCATGAACAGAGATGATTACTCAAATCTACCAAACAGACAATTTCAGTCACTCAGACCATTGCAATATTGGTTTAATCGTACAATCCCACAGCCGAATATGGAAGTCTGGCCAGTCCCTAACTCGATTCAGCCTCAGATTGAACTCTGGTTAAATCGGTACATTCAAGACGTAGGAGATTTGAATGGTGAAATTGAAATCCCACAATATATGTATCTTGCTATCCAATGGGGGATTGCTCATCAAATGGCATGTGAATTACCTCAGGTAGATCCGCAACGAATTGTATATTGTGAAGCTCAGTATGAGAAACATTTATTGATGGCTCAAAATGAAAACCGCGATAAATCGCCTATTTATTTTGCACCGAATATTTCAGCATACACCAGATAAGTTATAATTTCTTTATGAACTTAGAACGCTTAAACTCCCCTGCTATTGTTTATGCATGGTCAGATCATTTGACAGGAAAAGTTTATTGCGGATCTCATAAAGGTTCTGATAACGATGGTTATATTTGTTCTTCTAAGTATATGCTTAAAGAATACAAAGAAAGACCTCAAGATTTTACTCGTCAGATAATTGCCAAAGGCGCGTGGAAAGATTGCATTGCTCTTGAGAAAAAGATCAATGAGCAATTGATCAAAAGCATTGAAACAACTTACAACAAACAAGCATTTCCCGCTATAGTAAATGAAGTTCATCCGATGCTTGGAAAAAAGCATACTGAAGAATCTTTAAAGAAAATAAGTTTGACAGGAAAAGGTAGAAAGTTATCTGAAGAACATAAAAAGAAACTTCATTCAGGTAACATTGGAAATAAACACACTTTAGGTTATAAGCACACTGCTGAATCTATTTTGAAAATATCAGAAGCAAGTAAAGCGAGAAAGCATTCTGAAGAAACAAAAAAGAAAATAGGTGATTCCAATAGAGGAAAAAAAGCATCTCCTGAGACTATCATTAAACTTAAAGAATCACATTTGGGTAAAATTCCTGGAAATAAAGGTAAACCCTCGCCTTTAAAAGGTAAAAAGCAATCTTCTGAATTTATAGCTAAACGAACTGCGGCTATAAAAGCTGCTTTTGAAAGAAAAAAGGCTAAAAATGCCTAGGTTCATCAATACTTTCGGTAATAACATTCTTTCCGTAGCTATATGTGATCGGTGTAAATTTAAACGCCCTTATGATGAAATAGTTCAAGATCAAAATATACCCGCGTTGCGCGTTTGTATACATGGCTGCGTGGATTCTCTGGATCCTTATAGGCTTCCCGCTAGACAACCTGAACGTATAAGTATTAGATTTCCGCGCCCAGATGCTGACGTTGCACAGTATAATGACGCTATTACGACGGATCCTAACGTCGTAAATTCACCAAATAACGTAACGCAAGGCACTGCTGGTGAATGGGGTATTGCTCCTGAAACCTCAGAGGATGATATTGACGGAAACCTCGATAACCTTGCACCTTAGTAAAGATTAATTATGGCAAACATACGAATCAGTCAGCTACCAACAGCTCCATCAGCAATCACTGGTGCTGAATTAGTACCTATTGTTCAAAATGGTGAGACTGTTCAAGCGACGGTTAATCAATTAGTTTCTAGTCCTTCACAAACTCAAACATTCCTGACAGTAAACAATGAGCCGACCCTGCCTAATAGTCGTTATTTCGGAGTGGGTGTTGGTATTGGGATCACTGACAGCGGTGCTCAAGGTAAATATTCATTATTTCTGAATGGCACATCTGGTTCACTTGAGAACGCGGGTTACGGCTTAATTGCTAAAACTGCGGCGGGCACAATAGCTGCGCGCACTCTTTTAGCCAGCGGAGCAGGTCTATCAGTAACAAACGGTAACGGTGTGAGTGGTAACCCTACACTTGCCGTTACGGGGCTTCTCTACTCCCTCGCTAACCTCGGTGGCACTGGCTTATTATTTTCAAACGGAAGCACTCTCAGTCCTCTGAGCATTGCTGGAACCACAAATCAGATTAACGTAGCCAGCGGCAACGGAGTTAGTGGTAATCCTACAATTTCATTCGCTAATGATGCGGTATTTCCTGGCACTGGCGGTATTACCGTACCGAACGGAACTACGTCACAAAGACCTATTGCCCCTAACGCGGGTCAGATTCGTTACAATACTACTCTTTCCGCTTTTGAGTTTTATGAGGGTGGCGTATGGCAAATACTCGGTACTGGTAGCGGAACTGTAACTCAAGTCAACGGTACAGCAAATCAAATTAACGTAGTAAACAATACTACCACTCCAACGGTAAGTATTGTAAACAATCCTACACTTCCTGGTGTGGGCGGCGTAGTCGTACCTATCGGTACTACTGCTCAAAGACCTGGATTAGGTAACGGCACACTGCGTTACAATACTGACACAGGAACATTTGAAGGTTACGCTAACGGTGCTTGGGGTTCAATTACTACGGGTACTGGTGTTACCTCGGTAGCGACTGGTACTGGTTTAACTGGCGGTCCAATCACTTCAACAGGAACTATCGCGATTGCTAACACTGCCGTCTCCGCTGGTTCATACGGTAGCGCGGGTGCTGTACCGACTTTTACAGTTAATCCTCAGGGTCAATTAACCCTCGCCGCTAACGTAAATATCAGTATTGCACCTAGCCAGATCAACGCTACAATCCCTAATACTGGATTGACAAATAGTTCAGTTACTTATAACGGTGTTACCGTAGCCCTCGGTGCTAGTGGAACGATTACTGCTTCTACCACTTCTACTTTGACAATCGGAACTGGTTTGAGTGGCGGTTCATTTAACGGTTCTACTCCCGTAACAATCGCTAACACTGGCGTATTGAGTTTTTCAGCTGGGACTACAGGCTTAACACCTAACACTGTTACGACTGGCGCAATAACCCTCGCTGGAACTTTAGCTATCGCCAACGGTGGTACAGGATTAACTGCTACCCCTTCTAACGGTCAGATTGACATTGGTAACGGTACAGGCTTCACTCGCACTACTATTACTGCGGGCACAGGTATCACTATTACTAATGGCGCAGGTTCAATCACTCCTTCTATCACCGCTACAGGCGTAACTGCGGGTACATACGGTTCATCTTCCGTTATCCCTGTTTTGACGGTTAATGCTCAAGGTCAAGTAACTTCAATCAGCACTCAAGCTAGTAATGCGCCTGCTTATCAAGGTACATGGAACGCTAATACCAATAGTCCTACTTTGACTTCTAGCGTGGGTACATCTGGTTATTACTACGTTGTAACGACTGCTGGTAACACTACTTTGAACGGCGTATCAGGCTGGAACATTGGTGACTGGGCAATATTCAGTAACGGCGCATGGCAGAAGATTCCTGGCTCAACCACTGAATCATTTACAAATCTAATTACTACTAACCTGCAAGTCGGCGGATTGACTGGCTTTGTTTATGCTAACAATACCACTGGATACGCTACCGCAGCTACTACTGCTCAACTTTTGTCATTACTCGGCACAACTCCAGTAGCTAACGGCGGCACAGGTTTGACCAGCTTGACTGCTGGCTCGTTAGTTTACGGAAATGGTACTTCTGCGTATAACACGCTAGCAATTGGTTCAGCCAATCAGATTTTGACCTCTACTGGAACTGCTCCGCAATGGTCTACTTTGAGTGGCGTAGCGGTTACTACGTTCAGTGGTGGTACGACTGGCTTAACACCTTCTACCGCGACTAGCGGAGCTATTACCCTAGCGGGTGTTTTAAACGCGGTTAACGGTGGTACGGGTGAAGCGGGAACTCTAACAGGTATTTTATACGGAAACGGCACTTCAGCCCACACAGTAGCTACAAATGCCCAATTACTTACTCTTCTCGGCACTTTAGGAGTGCCTAACGGCGGTACGGGTCTAACCACTTTAACATCGGGTTACATACCTTACGGTAACGGAACGAGCGCATTTGCGTCAAGTTCAAATTTGCAATTTAGCGGTTCTGCTCTTACTGTAACGGGTAGCGGAACATTCACCACTGGCGTTGGCGGTGGAAATTTTTAATTATATTGATTTGAAGCTATAATTTCACAAAGGATTTAATTATGCCACAAAGCGGATTTACACCCCTACAAATTTACTCTAGCTCAACCGCTAGCAATGTACCGTCCGCCTCTAATTTGGTGAACAGTACTCAAGGTGCTGAGTTGGCGATTAACATCGCTGACGGTAAGTTATTCTATAAAGACTCAGGCGGTACTGTTCAAGTATTGGCTACTAAGGGTGGCGTAGGTTCTTCTACAACTACTCAAGTTCTATATAACTCTAGTGGCTTAGTAGTAGGTTCTGCCAATATGACTTTTAGCGGAACAACACTTACTACAGCTAATGATGCCTCTATATCAGGTCTTACTGTTGGTAAGGGTGGTGGTGCAATTGCTAGTAATACTGCTTTGGGATATAACTCTTTATCTAGTGGCTCACAATCAGGAACTCAGAATTTTGCTGCTGGATGGCAAGTTTTAACAGGAAATACAACTGGTTCTAACAATGTTGGTTCTGGAGCGCAAACATTATTTTCAAATACAACTGGTTCGAGCAATACTGGTACTGGAACAAATGCTTTACCAAATAATACAACTGGCAGTTTTAATTCAGCTTTTGGGCAACAAGCCTTAAATGCAAACACCACCGCATCTAACAACACAGCAGTAGGTTATCAAGCTGGGTATAGCACTCAAAGTGGAACAGGATATAACACTTTTTTAGGAAATAGTGCTGGGTACTCAAATACTACTGGTGCATTAAATGTATATATTGGTCAAGCTGCTGGATATTATGGAGCAGGTACTGGCAATACTTCTATTGGAGCAAATGCAACCAATGGTGCTTCTTATAGCGGAACATATAATACTGTAATTGGTTATGGTGGTGGTAACGCTTTAACTTCAGGCTCTAAAAACACTATTCTTGGTTCTTACTCAGGCAATCAAGGCGGTCTAGACATCCGTACAGCAAGTAACTACATTGTGTTATCTGATGGTGATGGTAATCCTAGAGTATCAATTCCTACTGGCACAGCAACCGCAACTATTCCAAATGCTACTGGCACAGTAATGGTTAGCGGTAATATGCCAGCGTTTAGTGCTACCCAATCTGTATCGCAAAACATTTCAACAACAACCGCTACAAAATTAACTTTTACATCATCTGATTTTGATACGACTGGCGGTATGTTTGCTTCTAGTAGATTTACACCTACTGTTGCTGGTTACTATCAAATTTCTTCTGCAGTACAAACAACAACTGTAGGCTCAACCGCTTCTTATAGTAATTATTTTTATATTTATAAAAATGGTTCTACTATTAAACAATCTACCAATATTTCTCTTATTAACCTTACTCAATCAGGATTTATTTCTGCATTAGTTTATTGCAACGGCTCTACCGATTACATTGAAATTTATTTTTATCAAGGTAGCGGAACAACAGTAGCAACTTTTGCAGATACAACAAGAACTTATTTTCAAGGTTCACTTGTGAGGACTGCATAATATGACAGCGCAAATTTCAGGTTATTACCAAATTAATGGAAAAATAATCTTTGTTAAAGCAAATCAAACTTTTGCCAATGCTTTACAGGGGAATTCATAATGACTTTATACGACAAAATCATGGCTCTATATCCTAGCCTTACAACTCAGGATTTCTTGACTGTAATCACTTTACAAAACGATTCAGATGGCAAGGGTGACTACATAGCTAAATGGGAACACCCAACACTAGCTAAACCAACAGATGAACAATTAGGATTATAAAATGACTGAACTCGTACAAGAAGTAACCGCAGAAGAAGTACAACGCAGTTATTCCGCAGCACTTGATAGCGTAAACCTGCTAAACGCTGGCAAGCCTGAAGATATGACTGCTGAAGATTGGGCAGATACAGTTAAGCGTAATAAAGACCACTTAGAGATTCAAATTGCTAAAGGTGTAGAGTTTTATGGCGAGCATGATTTAACGCCATTTGAAAACGCAGTAAAATAATTTTAGGGCAAGCCACCACCCTAATTTGGTGGCAACTTCATGGAGATTAAAAAATGGATGGTATCAAACTATCAACTGATCTAGTAAACGCAATCCTGCAATATTTGGGTAACCAAAAATTTGTAGAAGTTGCAGGTTTAGTACAAGCTATTCAACAACAAGCTCAAGCACAAGGTGCACAACCTGCAGAAGCTCCAGCTGAACCAACTCCAGAAACCCCAGCTGCATAAGGAAACATTATGAACTTCTTGAACGAACTCGAAACACATTTAAGCTCTTTTGAGAGCAAAGCTAAAGCAGACATCGCATTGTTCATCGCATTTGTCAAAAGCAAATATAGCGAGCCTACAGCGGCTGTTGTGCCTCCTCCTGCTCCAATCGCTCCTAATGGTGAATTGACAATCGGTCAAGAAGTTCCAGCCGTTGCAGAAGCCGCACCAGTTGAAGCAGAAGTAGCACCAGAAGTTGAAGAGCCAGCTCCAGTAGAAGCCGTAGAAGAAGCACCTGCAGAAACTGAAGAGCCAGCAAAAGCAGAGTAACAAATGGAATCCCAGACACTTATAAATTACTCCGTTCTATTATGCGGAGCGCTAGGCGGTTGGATTTTAAAAGTGCTCTGGGATTCCATTCGTGAATTAAAAATTGCTGATTCTGCTTTAATTGATAAAGTCGCTAAAATTGAAGTAATGGTCGCGGGTAGCTACGTAACTCGGGAAGAGTTTCAAAAAACAATCTCTAGTCTGTTTTTAAAATTAGACCGTATTGAAGATAAAATTGACAATAAGGCTGATAAATGAATGATTTCTTTAAGCACTTATTGACAGGGAAAGACAATGCCACTTATGATATTGGTCGGGTTACTTGGCTTTTTGGTATTCTTGCCGTCATTGCTTTGGCTTTTTATCAAGTATTTCACACTGCTGTAAGTC